TGGGGCCGTTCCGCTATGCTGTGCTTTATAATGATACTGCAACAAATAAAGAACTCATTGGCTGGTGGGATTATGGCAGTGCTGTAACCCTTGCTGATACTGAAACATTTACCGTTGACTTTGACCCGTCTGCTGGCGTTTTAACTATTGCATAAGGATAAATATAACTATGGCATTTAACTATTTTGATAGGGTCAAAGAAACATCTTCCACAACCGGCACTGGCACAATTACGCTTGCAGGTGCTGCTAGTGGGTTTCGGACGTTTGCTGCGGACTATACGGTAGAGGATAGCCTGTATTACTGCATTACTGACCAGTCAGGAAGCGAGTGGGAAGTGGGCATAGGTAAACTTGCGACATCAAGCACTTTGACGCGGGATGTGGTGTTTGATTCCAGTAATTCTGGCTCATTGGTGAATTTTACAAGCGGTTCATTGTTTGTATTTACCACCATACCAGCATTTGATATTCGTCAAAATATGCGAGCAGGAACAATTATGCGTACAACACAAGGTAACGCTTTTTACTAGGAGATAACTATGCCAGCCAATATATATCCTATTTCAATCGGAAAACCAATTACCACTGTAGCGGCATCAACTACATCTGCCAATACTGCTACGGATGGCACTGGTACAGTAATTTTACTTTACACCGCAGATGCTACTTATGGTGGCTATGTTAGAGGTATTAGGGTTAAAGGTTTAGGTACAAACGTGGCCTCTGTTATGCGTGTTTTTATCAATAATGGGGCGACAAATGCTACGGCAACTAACAACACTTTAATTGCTGAATTGGCTCTTACCGCAACTACAGCATCAAATAGCGCGATAATTGGTTCTGATTTTTATTTACCATTAAACCAAGTATTGCAGGCTGCATATAAAATTAACGTGTGTTTTGGTACAGCAGGTGCTGGCGGTTGGCAAGCAAGTGCCGAAGCGGCTGATTTCGTGTTACCAGCATAGGAGCAACCATGATATATGTACGCATATCTATAAAGGGTGAGTTACAAGCAGAGGGTTATCAGTTAATACAAGCTGAGCCTTACACTGAATTGGCTGGATATAAAGATTTAGAAGGCAATGATTTAATTCTACCAATAGGATTAGAATATGAAGTCATGGTTTTAGATAGCAACGCACCTATTCCACCATGGGGTGAATAATGTTCCCACAGCAATTATTAGAAAACCCCACACAGTTTGATGAGCAGATATTTAAGGCTGCTGGTAGTTCCATACAATGGCAAGTATGGAAAAAGCCTATAGGTAAATCTATGGCCTCTATTATTTGTATTGGTGCAGGCGCTGGTGGTGGTGGGGGTGCTTCTGTAAATGTGGGTGGTGGCGGTGGTGGTGGCTCAGGTGCTATTGCCCGTGCTATATTCCCATTGGCTAACTTGCCTGATAGATTGTATATCAACGTAGGGGTAGGTGGTTCTGGTGGTGCAGCAGCATCAGGTGGGGGGGTGGGCGCTAGGACATTTGTATCTTTAGTACCATCAGCCACTACGGCAACATTATTTCTTGTATCGGGTAACGCGGCAGCAACAGCAGGCGGCGGTGGTAGTGTATCAGGAGGTACAGCAGGCGCAGCGGAAACCATAGCAACTGCTGCTAACGCTATATTGATTGCCTCAGCAGTGTCTTATACTTTTCTTGCAGGTGTTATTGGTGTTGTAGGTCCTACGTCAGCAGCAGGTAATGCTGTTACAGCGCTCGCTAGTAGTATTGTGACAGGCGGTCCCAGTGGAGGCGCAGGTGGTGCTTTTGCTGGTGGTGCTTTAACAGGCGCAGGGTATTTTTCGACTATTGCCGGAGGTACTGGTGGCGCATCTCCCACAGCAGGAAGTAATGGTATTACATATTATAAAAATCCTGCTTATACTCTATCTTCTTGTGCAGGCTCAGGAGGAGGTGGCAGCTTAACAGCCTCGACCACGGCTGGCAAAGGCGGTAATGGTGGTATGGGTTGTGGGGGGGCCGGAGGCGGGGCATCTTCTGGCGCTAGTGGTGTAGGCGGCGCAGGTGGGCGCGGTGGCGATGGTTTTGTGGGAATCTGGTGCTATTAAGGAGCTAAAATGCTTGGCTTCGAGAGTATATCAGAAACACCTCTTTCTAGTTTACCACAGGCGGCAACAGGAAGTCCATATACCCTAACCGCAAGCGCAGGCAGTTTTGCGCTAACTGGGCAAGCGACAGGATTAAAAGCGACTAGAATATTACCGATTACCGCTGGTTCTTTTACCCTCACGGGGCAGGCGGCTGGGCTAAAATACGGGCGCAATATAGGCGCGGGAGTTGGCTCTTTTACCTTTAACGGGCAAAATGTAAATCTTAGAGTAGATAGAAAGCTGCCAATTAGTGTTGGCACTTTCACACTTGCAGGCCAGAGTGCGGGACTTGCGAAGGGATACAAGCTACCGATTGCGGTTGGCTCTTTCAACTTAACTGGGCAGAATGCTACGCTTACTTATACCCCAGTCGCAAAAACTCTTGTTGCAGATTCAGGTGTATTTACATTCTCTGGACAAAATACTGGGCTTAGGGTTGGGCGTAAAGTAGGGTGCGCGGCTGGTAATTTTGCGCTATCAGGGCAGGATATAGGGCTAAAATCTGCGCGTAATATATCCGTAGGGGCGGGAGTATTTACACTAACTGGGCAGGATGTTAATTTTATTTATACACCTACAGCACAAGAAGAACCTGACGATGATTCCTACCCATCACAAAAATCCCGTAAATTACACTTATTGCAATTAGAGGAAGAAGAAATTATAATTAATTACATTTTACCATTAGCGGCATGAAGAAACCTTACAATCCTCAGTATAAACCAGACCAACCCGTTGAATATACGCTTGACCAAATGATTGCGTTACAGGCATTGGAGCGTGGCGATGCAGATGCGCGGTTGCAGAAAATCGCATTATCCTTTATAATTAATGATATTTGTCGTACTTATGATTCTACATACCTTCGCGGAAAGAAGGGAAAGCGTGATTCAGACTTTGCGTGTGGTAAACGGTTTGTAGGGCTGACGATGGTAAAACTAATAAAATTGAACCCAAAGATAGTGAAAGAAGAAAATAAATGACGGATGAACTTGATACAGGCGGAACACCAGCACCACAGCCAGCCCCCGCACCGGCGGATACACCTGCCCCTCAACCTGCACCTGCACCAGCCGCACAGGATTGGCCTGATGATTGGCGCGTTAAGTTGGCTGATGGCGATGAAAAGAAAGCTAAGTCATGGGAAAAATATAATAGCCCCAAAGATGTAGCCCATGCTTATAAATCGCTTGAGCAGCAGCTTTCCAGCGGTGAGTATGTAAAGCGCCTTCCCAAAGATGCAAAGCCTGAGCAAGTGGCAGAATGGCGCAAGAATAATGGTATTCCTGAATCCGCAGATAAATATGACTTTAACCTACCTGATGGCCTTGTTCTTGGTGAGGAAGACCTTACGGTTGCTCGTGACTTTGCTACTGCAATGCACGGTGTTAATGCAGACCAGAAAACGGTGCAGACCGCACTTACATGGTGGACTAAAAACCAGCAAGTAGCGATGCAAGCTATGCAGGAACGTGATGCAGAACAATCTAAAAAAACTGAGGATGTTTTACGCGCTGAATGGGGCGGTGAATACCGTATGAATGAGGCGGCTATTGGTAATGCCTTGGCTGGTATGCCAGAGGATTTAAGTGCTGCTGTTCGTGAGGCTCGTGCGCCTGATAGCACAAGGTTATTTGATAATCCTAATTTTCGTTCATATCTTCTAAAACAGGCGTACCTTGAAAATCCCGCGAGGATGGTAGTACCGGGTGGTGACGGAAACTCGATTGATAACATCAATCAGCAGTTGGAAGAAATTAAGCGTATATCCCAGACCGAGCCACAGAGGTATATGAAAGATACTGCTATGCAAGAACGCAGGCAGAAATTGTTACAGGCACAATCAGTATTACAGAAACGGGCAGGTTAGGAATAGTATATGGCAGATGCAAAGAAATTAAATCCCCCCATTCCAGCGCAGAATTTCACTATGTTACAGCAGGTGTCGCTTGATTTTGCGGCAACTCCTCGCGCTGGTGCAACGATTGACGATGTGATGGAACCATCCTATTGGATGACTATTGCTCACATGCTGAAAGTTGGTAGTGAGATTCGCGTTATTCCTGAAGATAATTCTTGGTATGCGCGGCTGCTTATTATCTCAGTGGATAAAATATCAGCAACTATGGGGCTGATTATGTACTCTGATTTAAAAAAGCGCAGTACGGTTTCTGAGGAGCAATTTGAAATTCGCACTACGCATAATAACACTAAATACGGCGTATTTCGTAAATCTGACGGAGTAGCAGTTAAACAAGGGCTTGCGACTGAAAAACAGGCAGAAGATTACCTGTCAAACTATGTAAGGACAATGGTGGCATAACATGGTGGATTTAGCCATAAAGCTAACGATATACAACGAAGCCCTAAGTGATTTTCTTGGAGAGAGGATTCTTAATTCTCTCTCAGAATCACGCAAGCCCCGCCGTGTGTTGGATGCTATATGGAACGCAGGAGCAATGGACTATTGCCTTGAACGCGCTGATTGGAATTGGGCGATACGCTCGGTACAAGCAGATGCTTCACCCTCCATAGACCCTGATTTTGGTTTCCGTTACGGGTTTGACAAGCCTGATGATTGGCTTCGTACCAGTGCTGTTTCATTGGATGAGTATTTTAAATCCCCGTTGTTAAATTATTCTGATGAAAACGGTTACTGGTACGCAGACGTTGACCAGATATATATACGCTACGTTTCCAAAGACGATAACTATGGCTACGATATGTCTAAATGGACGCAAGCATTTAGAAAGTATGTTGCTTCGTATCTGGCATTTAAGGCTGGTAAATCCATAATGGGAACAATGTCTGATTCTGGTGGCTTAGAAATGCAAATGAAAAAAGCACTTTATGCCGCTAAATCGCATGACGCATTGGGACAACCGCCTTCGTTCCAGCCTACAGGCTCATGGGTTAAATCTCGCACAGGAAGCCCTAGCCGCATGAATCGTGGTGCTGGCGGATATACGGGGTATTAATGTGGCTGGTGTACGCGGTTTCAATCCTAAAAGCATAAATGCGATATTAGCTTTTAATCGTGGAATCGTAAGTAAACTTGCGCTTGGTAGGATTGACTTACAAACCAAACTTCCTTGGGGCGCAGAAATACAGAAGAACTGGATGCCCCGCGCCCTTGGTTCAATGATGCTGCGTCCCGGACTAGAATATACGGGCAGTACTCATAATAACGCTTACGCGGTTCATATTCCGTTTGTACGGGCAACAGATGATACTGCGATTATCGAATTAACCGATAATGTTATGCGTGTGAAAATTGATGAAACTCCTATCACCCGCCCTACAGTAACATCAACCATAGCCAATGGCAGCTTCACAAGCGATGTTACAAGTTGGACAGATGCAGATGAATCTGGCGCAACATCGCAATGGAATGCTGCGGGGTATCTTCAATTAACTGGCACTGGCTTTAATTCAGCTATCCGTTACCAGCAAATAACGGTTTCTGGTGGTAATATAGGCGTAGAACATGCGCTGAATATAGTTATTGTTGGCGCTCCTGTGACTTTACGTGTTGGCAGCACATCCATTGGTGATAATTATATTAATGAGATTGAGTTAGGAGTTGGCAATCATTCGCTTTCATTAACACCAAGCGGTGATTTTTATATCCAGTTTTCTAATAAGAAAAAATACGCGGCTTACGTTGATTCTGTGGCGATTGCGTCATCTGGTATTATGACAATTACCACCCCTTGGGATGAAACAAATTTAGATTCAGTTACATGGGATGAGTCTATTGATGTATTATATGTTGGGTGCAATGGAATAAAGCCCTATAAAATTCAACGCATAGGAAATGCTCGTTCATGGTCTGTGGTGGAATACAGGCCAAATGACGGCCCGTTTAGGTCTATCAATATCTCCAATATCAGCCTTACTCCTAGCGCATTAATAGGTGATATTACACTCACTGCAAGTAAAGCGCTGTTTTATAGTACCCATGTCGGCGCATTATTCAAGATAGCCTCTATCGGGCAGCGCACCACCGTTTCGGCTTCAGGTGCAAACCAATGGACAAGTGAAGTTCGCGTAATAGGTGTTGGAAGCACAAGGTTGATTGCCTACAATTTAACCGGAACATGGTCTGCAACGGTTACCCTGCAACGGTCTGTTGGTGAAGTTGGAAGTTGGGTAGATGTTGAAACAAGAACCGTAAATGGAAATTATACCTATAATGATGGTCTAGATAATCAGATTGTTTATTATCGTGTTGGTATAGACACAGGTGATTATACGTCTGGCACTGCTGTAATCGAATTGGTGTATGCTACTGGAAGCATTACAGGCAAGGTTCGTATTACAGGTTATACAAACAGCACTACTGTTTCAGCACAAGTTTTGGAAGATTTGGGCGAATCATCTGCCTCTACAAATTGGAATGAAGGACTATGGTCTGATTATCGTGGATGGCCTATGGCAGTGGCGTTGCATGAGGGGCGTATCTGGTGGGCGGGGGGGCTTTATTATTCTGGCAGTGTTTCTGGCTCATACGAGAGTTTTGACGATGATACTGAGGGTGACTCCGCGCCTATCATAAAAACTATTCCTTACGGCCCTGCTGACCAAGTAAACTGGCTTATTGCGTTGCGCTCACTGCTTATGGGTACTGCATCGCTTGAATGGTCTGTTCGTACCGGCACACAAGAAGAAGTAATGACTGCGGCAAACACAAGGGCAGTTAGCACATCCTCACAGGGCAGTATCCCTGTTGAGGTGCTGAAAGAAGATAATATCGCAATCTTTGTGCAGCAATCAGGGTATAAATTATATTCATCAGGTTACGACCCTATCAAGGAAAACTATATCACGGATGATTTAACTAAATTTGTGCCTGAGATTGGTTATCCGGGTATTGTCCGTATTGATATTCAGAGGCAGCCTGATACTCGTATTCATGCAATTCGCAGTGATGGAACGGTTGCTATTCTGGTTGCAGATAACACAGAGGAAGTGCGTTGCTGGATTGAGTTGGAAACCGATGGCGAGGTAGAAGATGTTATCGTAATGCCTAGCGATGGTACAGGTGAGAATAAAGTTTACTATTGTGTGAAGCGCACGATAAACGGCTCTACCAAGCGTTACCTTGAGCGTTGGGCATTAGAGAGTGAGTGTGTTGGTGGAACACTGAATAAGCAAGCTGATTGTTTCTATGAGTATAGCGGCGCATCAACGCCAACGATTACAGGGCTTGGGCATCTTGAAGGTGAAGAAGTGATTGTATGGGCAAATGGCGTTGATTTCAGCGAAGGCTATGATGATGACCAAGTAACCTATACCGTTACATCTGGCAGCATTACCTTACCAAGTGCCGTGACAAGCGCAATTATCGGCTTGCCCTATAGTGCAACATACAAAAGCACGAAGCTGGCTTACAACGGCGCATTTGGGACGGCTCTAAACCAGCGCAAGAAAGTTGACCATATTGGCCTGATTCTGGCTGATACACACGCTATGGGATTACGTTATGGCCCTGATTTTGATAACCTAGACCCCATGCCAGAGATTGAAGTTGCTACGGCTGTGGGTGCAGATACGGTGCATGATTCTTATGATGAAGAAATGATAGAATTTGACGGTGATTGGGATACGGATAGTCGTATATGCCTTAAAGCCCAAGCCCCGCGCCCTTGTACGGTGCTGGCTCTAACGGTGCAGATGAACACCACATCGTAATATGGATGATGTAGTAATACGTTACACAGTGCGGGAAGATTTTATAACACTATGCCGCAAGCCGCCGCCTGTTACCAGTATAGCCTACACCATTGAATATAAAGGTAAACCAGTAGTTATTGCTGGTATAATCCCTATTCCAAAAGGCGGGATTGCCTATATGCAGATGGCGGATGGTATTGATGCACCAAAGAAAAAGTTTATTCGACACGCCAGAGAAGTATTAAGAATAATTGCACAAAATTATAATGTAGTATATGCTGGCGTAGGTAAGGAATATCCTAACTCCGCGAAATTTCTGCGTTTACTGGGATTTGAGTTTTATAATTACGATGCTGAAGGAAATGAGGTTGTAAAATGGCAGACCCCTTCTCATGGGCAGCAATAGCGGCAACAGTGGCAGGCACTGGTATGTCGGTTGTTGGAAGCCTTAATCAAGGCAAGGCAGCGCAACAGGCCGCTAACTACAAAGCGCAACAGATGGAAGTCAATGCGGGACAGGAACGTGCTGCATCGCAACGTGCTGCAATCGAACAACAGCGTAAATCTCGCCTAATTCAATCCCGCGCTCAGGCTGTGGGTGCATCAAGTGGTTCAGTGCTAGACCCATCAACGGTTAATATCATGAGTGGGCTTGCTGAAGAAGGCGAATTAGGTGCACTTACTGCGCTTTATCAGGGTGAATCACGCGCTCGTGGGTATGAGTCTGAGGCATCTATATCAAGGTATGAGGGCAAGCAAGCTAAGAAAGCAGGACAAATGGCGGCATTTGGTGCGGGTTTAAGTGGGTTGGCAGCGCTTGGCTCGTTCTATGGGAAGTATGGCTCTCCTATGGCAGCGCATGAGGTTGGTACTACACTGCCCGGCATGGGCAATCCTCTCATGGCAGACGCAAGTCTTCCGTGGTCAGCAGCGTATGGGTTAAAATAATGGCACGTTTACCAGTAGCAGCAGATTTTGACAGGCTCACACCAACGGCGGCTGTGACAAATGCAACCTATACGCCGCGTGGTGGTGACGCACAAGTGGCTATGGGTAAGGCTCTTGGCGGTGTTGCTGATATGCTAACGGCAGAAGTAGATAAACAGCAAAAAGAGCAGGATGATATTGAGTCGGCGCATGTAAATACCGAGATGACGCTTGGCTATGCGAACATGATGAATGAATTGCAAAACGACCCAGATTATAAAAACATTCCTGATAAATACATAAAGAATAGTGATAAGCTAATTAATACACTGGTTTCGCAAGTAAGTCCTCGCAATCAGCAAAAAACAGAGGCGCGGCTTAGGCAGTTGCAAGCATCTAGTTATGATAATGTGTTAAACATTCAGCGTACAAAACATAATGATTATCTCAATCTTGATTTTGCTCGTTCTGCTGATGAATTAGGAAAAAAGGCGGAGTCAGTAAAAAGTAAAGCAGATTTTGATTTGTATTTTAAGCCTTTGGAAGAAAAAGCATTGGCGGCAACTAATGTTGGCGCAATGAAGCAAGAAGAAGCCTACAAGCAATTGCAAATGAGAAAAAGTAATGCGGCAGAAAATTGGGCAATAAATAATCCTGATAAAGCAATTGCAGCATTAACGCAGCAGAATAAGAATAACTCTCCAAATCAAACGATTACTGTAGGCCAAGCTATTTCGGCACAAGAATCAGGTAATAATCCTAATATTGGTAAAAGCATAGATGGTGCTATTGGGAAATGGCAGATAATGCCTGATACCTTTAAAAGGTTCGCTATTGCTGGTGAGGATATAAATAACCCAAAAGACAATGAAGCTGTTGGCAATCGTATAATTGCTGAGTTTAATAAAAAGTATAACAATGACCCTGCGCGTGTTGCTGTGGCTTATTTTTCAGGCGAGGGGAATGTTGCGCCAGAAGGCAGCCCTACACCTTGGAAGGAAGATAGGAAAGATGGGAATGGCAAGTCTGTATCTTCTTATGTAGGTGATGTTATTAATCGCATGGGGGGCAATACACTGTCATCAAACTCACCACTTGATTATGTTAGCCCCGATAAATTAAAGAGTATTATCAATTCTCCAAAAATACAGGATTACAAAACAAGAACCTTAGCTGATTCTGTTTTGAATAAGTATCAAACTAATACACAAGATGAATCGCGCTTAAATTATTTAGCTAAAAATTATTCTAATATAATACAAAGCGCCAAAGATGCGGCTCAGTTATCTAATCCTGATGATATAGTATTTGCAGATAAAGTTGTATCAAGGGTAGAGCAATATATAAATCAGGAAATGAAAGCAGAAGAATTTGCACACAAGGCAGATGGTAATTTGGTAATGCAGGCATATAATGGGACATTATCAAATGGGCAAAAACCATACGATATTGAAAGCCTGCGTAAAATAAGCCCAGAAGTTTCAAAGGCATGGGATAGATTGATAATAAACAACCCAAAGGCCGCTGAAGTTATAGAGAATAAAATCTTAACCGCTAATTCAAAAGAAACAGACAAAGATATAAAAGAAGGCGGTGACAAATTCTATGATTTTTACAAAAGGGCAATATTGCCAATAGGCGACCCTAAACGTCCGTCTGTATTAGATGTGCAGCAGGCGGTTGGTGATGGATTAACACTAAAGGGGCATAAAGAAATATTGTCTGTGTTGGATTCCAAAGATGATGGCAATGAGAAACTTATTAACAATGCCGTTGATTTTATGAAATCTAGAATAGTAGGTTTAGGTATGGCTAATTCGCCTGAGAATCAGCAGGCATTATCAAAAGCAACACTTGATATGCGTGTAGCGTATCAGCAAGGAATTGCAGCAGGAAAAAAGCCAGAATCTCTTACAGACCCTACTAGCAAGGATTTTATAGGGTTGGTAGCAAAAAATCTTGTTTTGTCAGATGAAAAAATTGTTGATTCTATACTCTATGAGAAGAAGCCAGAAGTGAGTAGTGTATTTGGTTTTCCTTTACCATTAGTTACATTTTTTGGAAACACAGTAACTATTGGAGAACCGTATACATCCAAAGATTGGTTTGAAAATAATTTTGAAAAAGCGGTTAAAGATGGAAATATAGATTCATCAAACGGATGGAAGGCTTTAAATGAAGCGGTAAAAACCAATACTATAAGTAAAGATGTGGCTATTAAATTAAGGAAAAAATATAATTATAGTAGGCCATCGGACGCAATGTTTGTTATGCCTAATGGTAATAATTAATGGAACAGCAAACAATTTTATCTAACGCTAATGATGATTTTGATGCCCCTGTAAAAAAATCAGATGATGATTTTGATTTACCATCAAATGATAATGAATTTGACAATTCATTAATGGCACATACCACAAAATCTTTTATATCTTCTTTTTCGGATGTTGTGAAAGAGCGTGCTATAAAAGATGTAATCACTACTGGCGAAGTACCCAGTATTATGGGGTACATGAAAAAAGCGGCAACTATCGCTGGCAAAAGTGTTTACGATGCTATTGAAGGCGGCGTTACAGGTGTTGCTCAATTAGAGGCTGCCGCTGTTTCTAACTTCTTAACTAATGAGCAGTTAGTAGAAGCAAATAAAAATAACCCTGAGTTGTTTCCTACAGAAGTTCAGCAATTTCCTGTTGCGGAACATTTAAGAAAAGTTCAAGCGGGTATTGAGCCATTAAGTGAAGGAGAGACACCTGAAAATTTAATGGTTAGGGTTGCAGCCGAAAGAGTAAATAGTGGTGTTATAGGCCAAACTGGTGCGGCGGCAATGGGTGCGTTTACCATGCGCCAGCCTGTATTGGCAATACTTTCTCCAATGCTTGAATTTGGAGAAGATGTATACCGCAAGATGCAAAAACCAGAAAACGCGCCATTAAATATAAGTTTAGATGGCGAGAATAAAGCTGATTTTAATACGGAAGCAAAAATAGATTCATTTCACGCTTTGTTAAATATAACAGGATTTCTTGGTATGCCAATGGCATTCAAGGAGAAAGTTGTGGCAATAAAAGAAGGCGTTGCTTTTCCTGAAGCTGTATTCCTTGAATCAAAAAAACCTACAACTCAGCAACTTGATGTAATAACTAATGCGGATAATATTCTCGCACCAGAAACAATTGTTAATCAGCCCGCAATCACTCCATCAGTTGTAAAGGCAGAGCCAGTTAAGCCTAAAGATATTCATGAAATAGTGCGTGAGGATAATCCAATTTTATTTGGAGAGTATGACGCATTAATGACACGTAGAGATTCTTATATAAAGTATTTTGATGATTTATTGGAAAGCCGCAAAGAATCAATAAGGCAAGAATCGCCATACAACACTGAGATTGAGGTATTAAAAATAAAAATTGATTCAGCAAATAAACGTAAATCTAAAATTTATCAAGATAGGCTGGATGAATTAAACTCATTAAATGATGCGTATATTAATGAACAAATGCACCCACTCAATTTCCCTAATGATATTAAAAATATCAGGTACGAATTATCAAAGGTTACTCAGCGCATTGGCGAGATGGGGGCAGAAATAAGAACCGCGTATGATGCCTCAAAACCCAAAATAAAAGATGTTGAAATTATAAAAGCGCCATTAGCTGTTGATGCTCCTATAGTTAAGGAGGTGCAATCAGCATCAAATGCACTTGCTAAATCTCAAGAAAATACACAAATTATAGAAAAAGAGAATGTAATATCTATTAAAGACGAAGTGCAAAAACAATTGAAGGCTATAGGCCGTAATGACCCGGAAGCACAAGCGCAGGGGGTTATTGTAGAAACTTTCTTTAACTCTATGGCGGAAATGTACCAAGGAAAAAAGGGGAATGCTGCGGATTGGTATATCAAAGAAGGTGCTAATATTCGGCAAGGAAAAACTGTTCTTGGTGCAAAAGGCGGTGATAAAGGGAAAATCAAATTATCTTCGGATAATGCGAAGGCAATGATTACCTTGTTTGATAGGGCAGATGCTTCAACATTTATGCACGAATCTGCTCATAACTTCCTTGATATTATGGATAGGTATTCACGGTTGCCTGATGCCCCCGTATTGTTAAAAAAGCAAGTGAAAGAAATTCGCAAATGGATGAATATAGATGAGTCTATTAATTTTCGTGATAAGGCCGCATCAAGACTACACGAAAGGTTTGCTAGAGCGTTTGAACGCTATCTCATGGAGGGCATTGCTCCTACAAAAGAATTGGCCTCGGTGTTCGCAAAATTTAAGAAGTGGCTTATAGATATTTATACTGGCGTAAAATCAATGAACAGGCCACTAGAGCCTGAAATTAAAGCTGTCTTTGATGTGATTATGGGTAAGACACCAGAAGATATTATTATTACAAAAGAAAGAATCGAGCACGAAATAAAAAAACAAGAAACAGAAACGGATATTACCGCTAATATTCCAGAAGAAAAACTTGTTAATCTTGTTAATTTGGCTCTTATCGAAAATGGCAAAGAACCTGTAATTCAACCATCAACGGGTTTTGGTAAAAAACCTATTGAGAAATCTAAAATAGCACCAGATGGTAAATTTGTTAAACCTGAAAAAGTTATAGATGAAAACGGGAATGTGCGTGATGATTTAATTGAGAAGCGCATTGAGAAACTTGCTGTTGATGAAGATATACAAAGTTTTATCAGGAAAATGGCAGAGGAAAACAATGATTATACTACTGCTAGGCGTGGTGTTGTGCCTCAAGCACAAACAATTGCCGTTGCAGAGTCAATGGGTATTAATTTTGATTTATTAAATAATAGGAAATTAGGCGATACTTTTAATGCTGTAGAAATGAAGATTGCTGAAGCAACATTTAAAAAACTAGCTAAAGATGCTTATGATGCTTCAAAACTACCAAAGACAGTAGAGAATATCGCTGCATTTGAAATAGCTATACAAAGGTTTAATGGCGCTGCATCAGGATTTCTTGGCGCTGCATCTGAAGCTGGTAGGGCATTGAATATTCTTCGCACTATGTCTGGTGAAATAAAAGTTGCAAAAGATATGCAAGAGTTATTTCAGCGCACATTGGGTAAAAGCCCAAAAGATATAGCAGCGCAAATGGACGCGATGAGTAAAATGGAATCGCCTGAGCAAGCGGCTAAGTTTGCAAGGTCGCTTCGCAAGGCTGGCACAATAGATAAAATTGTAGAGTATATGATTAACTCTATGCTTTCAGGGCCAAGAACGCATTTAACAAACATAACCTCAAATTTACTTGTATCTGTTTTAAGTGTCCCAGAAATATATATTGCACATAAAGTAGGAAAAATTCTTGGTTCAAAAGATGGAGTCACCGCTGGTGAGGCTCAAGCAAGGTTATACGGGCTTATTCATGGCGGGATTGATGGCATAAAATTAGCCTACAAAATTATGAAAGACGCTGAAGATATTACACCAGAGGCGCAAGGAAAAATAGAATCGCACTTAACACAAGCAATTTCTGGGAAAAAGGGAGAGATAATCAGGATTCCAACAAAATTACTTCGTGCTGAAGATGAGGCATTTAAGTTGATAGCACAAAGGCAGAAATTAAGGCAGTTGGCTATGCGCGATGCTAATAAAAAAGGCTTAACCGATAGAATTGATATTGCTGCTCATATTACAAAGGTTCTTGAAGAACCCCCCGTAGCATGGTTAGAGGAAGCAAAGAAAGCGGCTGATGAACAGACATTCACTAAAGAATTGGGGGCTGCTGGTAATGCTATTCTTGCATTTTCAAACACTCATCCTTCAATGAAGTTTATAATCCCGTTTGTACGCACCTCTATTAATATCTTAAAGTATGCTGGTGAACGTACACCGCTTGGGTTATTTTCTAAAGAAGTACGCGACAATGTATTGGGGAAAAATGGCGAAGTGGCAAGAGATACACAAATATCTCGCATAGCATTAGGTAGCTCTATTGCATTAAGTACCGCGTTTTTAGTATACAATGGATTAATTACTGGTGGCGGGCCTAAAGACCCTGCTGCTCGTGCTTTATGGTTACTGAATCACCAGCCTTATAGTATTAATATAGGCGGGATGTGGTTTCAGTATAGTCGCCTAGAGCCGTTTGGAACTATCATGGGGGTGGCTGCCGATTTTGGTGAAATCTCTGGCAGTCTGTCCGAATTAGAGAAAGAGAAAATACCATCATTAATATTAGCTTCAATAGTTAAAAACATTACTAGTAAAACATGGTTGCAAGGGCCTTCAAATCTTATGGAGGCATTAACTGACCCAGAGCGCTATGGGGAATTTTATTTGTCTGGCTTTGCAGGGGCTTTTTATCCAAATCTCATAGCTCAATCTAATCAATTAATAGACCCATATATCCGTGATGCTCATGGTATTATCGAAACTATAAAATCAAAAATCCCTTTTGCGTCTTATTCTATCCCAGAAAAAATTGATGTGTGGGGTAATGAGATTACTCGTAATTATCGTATCAACGCTGTAAATTCGATAGCAGCGAAGCCTGTAGGAAATGATGCACTAACTGAGAAATTACTAAAAATTGGACAATATCCATCAAAAGTTAGTAGGGATATTTACACAGTAGAATTAACAAGTGAGCAATATAATGAATATGCCCGTGTTGCTGGAAAAATGAGACGTGAAACTATTGGTAGGGTTGTAATGGGAGAAAATTTTGATTCTTTACCAAAAGGTATTCAGCAGAAACTTGTACGCAAGGCTAATTCTGATGCTTTGGAAGCAGCTAGAACGGTTATAAAATCAAAATATCCTTCAATTGTTCAACAAGCTATAAAAAATAAGCAAATGATATATCAGCCACTAAAAGAAGATTAAGGAGTAACCCACATGGCAGCAACGTATGAAGATAGGCTAAAGGGCGCGGTAATGAGCGCGGCATATAAAGCGCCTGTGCGTGTGGCTACTACTGCGAATATTACGTTATCTGGGGAGCAGACGATTGACGGTGTTGCTGTAGTTGCGGATGACAGGGTGTTAGTTAAAAGCCAGATTGCGGCATTAGAGAACGGCATTTACGTTGCATCTGCATCGGCGTGGGAACGTGCGACTGATTTTAATGGTGCGCGTGATGTGGTTACTGGAACGCTGGTATATGTGAATAGCGGCACTCTGAATGGTGGTTACACGTTTCGCTGCACTAACACTAATCCTGTAGATATTGGCAATGACAGCCTTACGTTTGTGAGGCATGGCAGTTCGCTTGGTTCTAGCGCGGATAACTACCTTGCATTGGCGGGTTCGGCTACGGGCAGCAATCCGCAGTATGTGACGATTCAGGCGGTAGGTGCGACAAATACGAGTGTTGGCATAAACCATAACGCGATTGGCACTACTACGGTTGGCTATCAGTATAATGGGCTTCTGAATGGTGTTGCTGGTTCACCGACAACTGGACGGCAGATATTCAATATTGCCGCAAAGCCTGTGCTGCATTTGACGGATACTTACTGGAATCCCGATGCTGTTTATAATGGCACATATTATGGCTATCCTGTTATTTCCAGCGGCTTTGGGACTACTGCGCTAACAACGGACATGATTGCGGGGGTTATCTCTGTAGAATCTCCGTATTATGGCGCAACTGGCAAGAATGGCTTAACCGTTGATGGCCTCACGCTGATGATTGGGGCAAAAGGTACTACGGGTTCGGTTCATTTCCTAACCAATGGCGTACTTGCCCATGTTAATATTGCGGCTGTTGGCAATTCGGTTGGCACTGATAAATATCAAACTGCTGAATCGCAGTTATGGTTCTATGGTTGCCAGACAGGTGGTGGTACTGGCGCTGTAATTGCAACACAAGGCGGCACATCGTATGGCACTAAATTCTATGATTCTGGCACTGGTGGCTATGAGTTTTTATCTGATAACACATCCAGCCGCATGTTGCGCCTTACCCGCAGAGCAAGCGGTGTAAATGGTATTGATATTATTTCTGCGGCAACGACCCAAGACCCGACAATCGCTCCCTACGGCTCTGATACTGATATTGGGCTTTTGATTAAAACCAAAGGCGCAACAAATCAGAATATATCGTTTTATGATGCGAGTGCTATTCAGTTTCAAGTAGGCGGCAGCAGCTCAGCCACAAGTTTCTTAGCTGTTACGGGAGGGGTTAACACTACCGCAATAAGCGCTCAGGGTGGTAGTAACCCTTCAATAGTAGTTTATACCATTGGCACAGGTGGAATAGATTTTAAAACAAGCAATACAACCAATACAATTCTGCAACTCAAAGACAGCTTTGATGTGGTAATTGGTAATGGCTCTCAAACAACAAGCGCAACTGCTGGTTTCTTATTCATACCATCATGTGCAGGTGCGCCCACTGGTGTTCCTGCCAGCATACCTAGCAATCGCATTGCGCTGATGTATGACCGTACAAATAATAAACTCTATGCTTATAATGGCGCATGGAAATCAACAGCGGCATTGACATAGCGAACACGATATTATAATAGTAATGCACTCAACAACAAAACAATGGATGTTTATATGGAGCCTACACCAACACCTGCACCAGTGCCAGAAATTGAAGAAGAAGTTGCAAAGCGCCCAGAAGAAGTGCCTGTTCCAACACCAGCCCCTACCCCCGCGCCTGTATGAAACTGATACCAAATGAGGTAGTAGAGGGGTTGCTGCGGTATTTACTCACGCGCCCTATGGTTGAGATTGAAAACGCGGTACATGCGCTGCGTAGCCTTGAAGAAGTGCCTGTTCCAACACCAGCCCCTACCCCCGCGCCTGAACCCAAGAAGGAAGCAGAAGATGGGAAAAGCTAAAGACCGTCCAGCCAAAGAGAAGAAAAAGCCGAAATCGGATAAACAAAAGGTTAAATCCGACTACAAATCGGCCTATTCCAAGAAATAACACATTCCACACGTTTGGTTTGTATAATTCACGTTTATATGCTATAGCGTGAATATACATATCATTTATGGAGAGCGCTGTGTTTTTAGATATTTTTAATAAGGATGCACATCCGTTTGGTGATGTAATCTCTGGCCAGAATTATCTTGGCCTCTCGCCTTCCTATTTTTTCAATGCTCTGGGTGACTCTATAAGTTCAATCAATCAATATCAGCCTACTACGCTTCCATCTTATGCTGCATCGGTTCAGTGGCTTCCTAACACAGTGTATATTACCAATAATGTGGTAGTTAATAACGGACTCTATTACCGCTGCGCGACAGGAGGGACATCGGCTGGCTCTGGTGGCCCTACTGGGGTTGCAACTTCTGTTTCCGATAATACAGTGACTTGGGCTTACATGATGCCAAAGGCAATTAAAAGTTGCCGTGATTATCTGATGTGGGTAGAGGCTTTCTCGCTTGGCTTGATGCAGTTTGATATGAATACGGGTTATTCAGGCTCAAACTATGGCGCAATTAAAGTTATTGTTACGAATGGCGGAAGCGGCTACACCAGCGCCCCTACAGTAACTTCACCCGGCAGTGGCATGAGTTTCACCGCTACGGTTTCAGGTGAGAAAGTAACGGGTGTTACTATTACCAATCCCGGATATTTAGTCGGAACATCGGCGCAAATTACATTTTCTGGTGGAGGCGGCTCTGGTGCTGCGGCAACGCTTGTGGCATTTGGTTCTGGCACATTTGCTGGAAGTGGATGGCAAACCAAGGACATGGTAGCGGCTATACCTGATATTGTGGCATCAAAAGCTCAGATTATTGTGGTGCATGGTGGCACAAACGATATTACCAACAATATCGCTTACAGCACAATTATTTCCAACCTTAAAATATGCTATGAAGGATTGATTGCAGGCGGTAAAAATGTGATTGCCATGGCTATATTGCCGCGTGACACATCCCTCACCACTGTAAACCAGCGCAAAACCTTAAAGCGTGTAAATGCGTGGATACGGGCTTATGTGCGCTCTCAGGCGTATGCTAATCCGTCCTATGCCCGTATTGCTCTGGTAGATGTAACCCGTTATTTTGCAGATGGAACCAGTACAACTGGCAGCCCGATAGGTGGCGCAGGCTCAGCGGCAGGCGCTATGACCATTGACGGGTTGCATCCCAGCCCGCGTGGTGCGCAGTATATTGCGCTTGAGATTATTAAGGCGGCATCTATCTGGACGGGTAACGTAGCAGATACATCATCCCGCGTAGCGGATATGGATGATGGCTACCAAGTAAGTTATGCGCCTGCTGGCAACATCCTTGAAGGCTATCCTTGGCAGGCATCAACTGCCTATGTGATTGGTGATAAGGTTATTAATGACTCTGGCAAAGTATATGTTTGTGACCAAGCAGGCACGTCTGCATCATCTGGCGGCCCCACTGGAATAGGAAGCAATATTGCTGATGGCACATCACGATGGGATTATTGGAATCCGCAAGGTTTAAGTGTATTCGCTCAGACTTTTGGTGTTACGCCTTCAGTAGCTACAGGTGTGGTTTACACCGGAAGCGCACCTGATGGATGGGTGTTTGGGCGCAGCGGTGGCACTGCTTCTGGCACTGTCACAATCAGCAAAGAAACACCGTGGAGTGATGGGCAGATAGGTCAACGCGCCTCGTTTGCGTTCTCGCTTGGCTCTGGCTCTAATGTGGAGCAATGGCAAATTTATATTAACAAGTTTGGTGCTTCTGCTCTTGGCATTGAATCAGCCGCGCTTGGCGTGGATAGCTTCTATGTTGAAGCTGAAATCCAGCTTTCTAGTGTTGCCAATCTCACGCAGTTAATCTGGCAATTTGGCGATAACTTTGCCAATAACGGAACATTTGAAACCACATGGGGGCTTAATGCTACGCAAGGCTCCGGCACTAATTATGGCTTGATGACTACATCTGGCGAGATGCTCAGTTATCCTAATAACGGCACAATTTTGATGCGTTCGCAGCCGATTGTTATTCCCACAAATGCAACTACCCCAGTCCTTATATTACGTCCTTGCTTCAATGCTTCAGGTGGCGCTGGCTCTGCTACAGCAACTATTAAGATTAATTATATAGCGTTACGCAAAGCATATACGTCGTGAGGAATAGAAAGTGCAAATTGACGACAACAACATTTTTGATTGGATTGTAGGAGCATTTATGGGTTTAATTTCATTGATTGCACATAAACAAATAAGGCTTAATGAGCGTAATCATGAAGATTTGCAGGCACACAAGCTACATGTTTCAGACCATTATATAAAGAAAGATGTTGTTGATAGGATACATGAGAGAATTGATGATATGTCTAAAGATATTAAAACGTTAATAGGTAATGTAGGCGGGAAAAAATGAGCCGTGACCTTAACCACCTGCACCCTAACCTTAGGCCGCTTTGTGAAGCGTTTATACAGCAGTGCAGTGATGACGGTATCGAAGTCCTAATCACCTTCACATACCGCTCTAATAGAGACCAAGACATTTTATATGCAAAAGGTAGAACCGTCAAAGGAAGGAAAGTTACCAATGCAAAAGGCGGACAGTCAAAACACAATTTCACCATTGATGGCAAACCAGCGTCAAAAGCGTTTGATTTTGTTATCACTGACCCTAAAACAGACAAACCTGTGTGGCAAACAACAGATGTACGGTGGATACGTGCAGTCGCAATTGGAAAGCACCTTGGCCTTACTTCTGGCGCAGATTTCAAAACCTTAAAAGATTTTGGTCACATGGAGATTAAATAATGGAAAATGAAACACCAAAAAGCGCGTGGGACTCTACCACAATCAAAGCGGCACTATCTGCTATTGTGATTAATGTGTTAACTCTAGTAGCTGTATTCACTGGCAAAACATTTGATATTGCTACGATACAGGCGGGGATAGATTACGGCGTTCCCCTGATTGTTAATATGGTTTCCGCCTATCTTGGCTATAAGGCTTTGGTAGGCAGGATGAACGCAACGCAACCCATAGCAAAAAAGGATAAGCCATGAAATACGCAATCTCTGCACTATTCCTGCTCACGGCCTGCCATGTGCCACAAACCCCATCAGAACGCATTGTAACGCTGGCTAAACTTACCACGGCATCAGCAAACCTTGCTTTGACTTATACCAAAAACTGCAAGCAAAAGGCGTTTGATGACCCATGTCGCGATAACTTGCCGAAGATAAATAAGGCAGCAGACTTGATAGAAACTACTCTGGAACAGGCCAAAAGTGTGTTTTTAACTGAAGATGCTCGTTACTATGACCTATCAGAAACGGTGGTTAAAAACGCCGTGAAAGAACTGGAATCACTCACAGGGGAGAAGATAGATGCAACTGAATGAAACACAGAAAACGATTCTTTTGAATGTAATACCAAAGATAATTATCGCAATCCTTGAGAAGATTCCGCAGACTGAGGAACTTGCCAAGACAGTGAAGAACCCGCTTCAGGCCGTGTTGGATTTGCTTAATGCACTGTCTAAGGACACAGCAGTTACGGAAGAAGAGGCCAACGCAGCAGTGGATGAAGCCCTTGCAGTATTGGCGCAGTTGAAGGCAGAAACCGCGTGATACTCATCATAATTGGTATACTTATGATGTTCTATGGCCTTTGGAAAGATGATTCAAAGCTATGCCATAGTTTTTACACATACACTTATCTAGCTGGATTCGCCGTTATGTGCTTTGGCATCATGTGGTATGTGAGTTAGCTACTCTCCAATCTGGTCTGGCTGGCGGGGTTCTTTTGGCTCCGCAATCTCAATCATACGCAATAGCTGCGTAATTTCATCATCAATTGGCTTGCATTTTTCAAGGTGGCGCGTGGTATATTCTTCGCGTTTTGCTTTGAGTTTCTCTACGCGGTTTTTAAGTGAGTCAATGTGTTTAGCCATAAATACTCCTGTAGGGTTAAAGGCAGAGGCGTTTTCACCGTGAAAGTATGCACCGCCTCTGCCAAGTTGTGCATCAGTGTCGTAGCCAGAAAGGGAATAACGGGCTACGAATCCAGTTCAGGCAGCAAACCTAGCGCCCGTTTATAGGTATCGAGGATGTGTTCTTCTTCCTCGCGTTCAGAAGCATCCTTTGCACGGAGTTTGATAATGGCGCGGATTGCTGCGGGGATATAGCCGTTACCTTTGCTTTCTGCGTAAATATCACGAATATCAGAAGCTATGGCATTCTTCTCCACAGTCAAACGCTCAATGCGCTCCACAATGGATTTTAGTTGGTCGGATTGTATCATACCGTTGGTTCTCCTTTAGTTATTGAATCTACTTTAGCCGCCGCCTCTTTCAACGCTGGTAACTTATCCTTTAGCGCGGCTTTGTCTGCGCTTGATAGCGTGTTCCAGTGCGCTTCGAGTTTAGCCTTACCACCTGATGCGGCGGCTTCGGCTACGGGTAGGGGCCAGATGGTATATACTTTCTTGCTTTTCTTGGTAGCGGTTAGAGCAAGGGTAACAGGTTCTTTCATGTCGCTCATGTGCGACACGCGAATACCCCCTACCTCTGCCCCTGCATAAACCACTTTAGGGTCACGGTAGAGCGTCATAGAACGCCCAACGTAGTCTGCGCCATTCTTGCCCCATATACCCACCAGAATGCGCCTAACAGTCTTGCAGGGCTTAAACGGCTTTCCATTATCGCCTTCATATCCCAAGCTGATAGGTTGCTCGCCTACTACAGCAGATACTTTGGTGATTTTAATAGTCAGACTTCCCCCTAAAAGGTCGTCACTATTGAGTTGGTCGCTCTTAGCCTCAATTGTCTTTGTCATATCCGTCATAGAATTATATCCCCTTCTGGTTCAATTCTGCGCTCTGTTAATATGAGCGAGGCAGTCTTAGTTTTGTAGTCGGCAATCGTGCGTTCCAGTTTCTGATGAAACGTAGTAGCTGCTTCAATGATTGCGGCTTGTATCTTTTCATCTGGTAGCACACGCTTAACGAATAGGTGCATACCGCCGCAGTAGGATATGAAGTCAATCCATGCGCGGCCTGATACAAGTAGCCCCGTCTGTAGTTGCAGCATGTACTCAGTAGGCACTTCACCGCTTATAATGGTTTCAAACTGGTATTTCTGTACGCGGGATTTAATCTCAATAAGCCCATCACTTCCGACAAGCGCATCAGGTGAATAGCCAAGCGTAAAACCCCATTTGTCATTGGTGATAAACCCGCAATCTTCTACTGGCGCATAATGCTTTGCGTAGTATTCCTTTGCAAAAGGTTCATCGCTTTGCCCACGCAACATTGCATCGCTCCAATACTGCGGCTCAACATAGTTATTGATACGCTGTGCTGCTAGTTCATACAGGTGTGCGCGTTCTTTCTCACTGTTGGAGTATTGCAATTTAGCGGGGGTGATAATATGCTTCATTTCGGAAGCTGTTAAAATTCCAGTTCTAGCAGATAGCCATTCCGGTGTTCCTTGAACCAATGTGCGGTGGTAGGTTATCGTCATACTGCCTCCAGATACGCGAAGTTAAAACTATACTCTTGGATGTGGCTATCAAACACAGCGACTAATACACAGTGATGCAACCCTTCATCATGAATCACTGGTTTGTCATGCACATGGGTAATCATCGCCACTTGTTTATCAGATGGTAAACGATACTTGCTACGCCCTAAGCGGTTTAGTTTTACATAATCACCTACCTTAAACACCTGATTCTGGTAGCGCATGAAGTCAGCCATAGTTTCCTTCTGCGCTTCAATATCGGGGTATTTAAATTCTTTTTCTGGTGTGTGTTTTAGTAGTTCGGCTAGGTTCATGACTTACTCCTCTCGGCAAGCATTGCGTCTGCCAATTGATAAGCACCATTAACAACTCCTTCTATGGTTTCATTATCGCAAAATGCAGAACAACTTGAATCTGCGAGCAACCCCTGCAAAGCATCAGCCGCAAAATAATCGCGTAGCGTCATACCTAGAAGCTGTGTAGTCCCATCGGGATAAATCATTACTGGCGGATTAAATAACGGCGGATTTTCTAGTTTGTCGCTCATCTCTCATTCCCTTTCATTACCGCAGTTATCTCATGTTCCCGCAACCACTCGCGGCTGGTGTGGTTTGGGTATTCTTTGGGTGTGCCGTTTAGCAGATACGATACGCCGCGCTTATCCACCCTGATTGCCTCTACTGTGAACTGCGCTGGTGCATTGCCGTTTGGCGCATCCGGTGCAGTCACAGTATCGTCAATGGCGTATAGGGTGCGGATTAGCATGTTAGTCTGCAACGCGCTGGTATTCTTCCTGAAACGTATATTCATACTGGAAGAATAGCTCATGCGTACCAGCAGGGATTTCAATCGGGTCATGTTCTTCATGAACCAACGGAGCAGAACGGTTTACCACCAGAAACAGACGTTCTTTTTTGCTATCATTAGCTGGCAGACGGAACATCTTAACATTATCCGTATCGCGGAACGCATGATAATGGGCGCGGCTTTCTCCTTGAGCGAGAACAAGCCCCTTCTCTGGGTGATAACCATATGCTTCGCGTTCAGCACTGTTTAACGACTGTGTAACTTCCTGTACACCATCAGGCAATGCAGAAATATTCAACAGCGCAATATCACCTTGAAAAGCTAAACCATTTGATTTCCTTAAAGTCATAGTAATTCTCCTTTATGTTAAAATTAAGAACGGACAGAACGTTTAATAATATCCCATTTATTAGGCATATCTTCAAGCCTTGCCATAAGGTCGGGATAAGTTGATAATACAGCTTGTTCAGCATTATCATTATCTGCTTTGACAGTTAAAATAAACTCATGCTGTGTACCATCTGGTTCAATCGTACCATTGATAACATGGATAAAACCAAGTGTAATTTCTTCACCATCTTTATAATGATAATACTTAACAGGTTCACCCCACACTGATTGCTCACTAATTAATTTGGCTTTGCCAGACTTAATAAGCGACTCTCCGAAACGCCTAAATCCATAGATTTCAGCCATAACCCTGCGGACTTCCGCATTTTCTTCTTTGAGTATTTCCTCAGGGGTAATCAATTCTTTCTGCATAATTACCCATTCTGGAACGCGTACCCCATGATAACTATATAGACTCATCCCATCACGCCATTTGCAAAACGGGCCATTAGCATTGTGTGGCCTATTTTGTTCATCAACCATCAGCAATTCTGGCCTATCAGAAATTATGCAAAATTCAGAGTGCATGATACGATAACTTCCGTGCATTGCCGCCATTTCCCAATATTGGTATTTACTATAATCAATATCTAGTTTTGCCACATGGCGGAAAAATGAAATAAAAGAATCCCAAGAAGACCAGAAATTACCACCTTGATACATACGATATGATTTTACGGCACATTCAAATCCAAATTTACCAATATTTAATTTAATACCTGCTAATATGTAACCAGAAACAGAAGAATACCAATTTTTGTTTATGGCCTCACTGGTGGCAGCATCGGTGGCCTCACGGGTGGCATCATAGGTGGCATCACGGGTGGCATCATCGGTGGCCTCACGGGTGGCAGCATAGGTGGCATCATAGGTGGCATCACGGGTGGCATCATCGGTGGCCTCACGGGTGGCATCATAGGTGGCATCATCGGTGGCATCATAGGTGGCCTCACGGGCGGCATCATCGGTGGCAGCATCGGTGGCAACATCGGTGGCCTCACGGGTGGCAGCATAGGTGGCATCATAGGTGGCCTCACGGGCGGCATCATCGGTGGCCTCACGGGTGGCAGCATAGGTGGCAACATCGGTGGCCTCACGGGTGGCAGCATCGGTGGCATCATCTATGGCCTCACGGGTGGCAGCATAGGTGGCATCATAGGTGGCAACATAGGTGGCCTGACGGGTGGCAACATCGGTGGCCTCACGGGTGGCAGCATAGGTGGCATCATCGGTGGCATTATTTTTGCGTTTACACCAAATAGCCGCAGCAAATCCCCCTGCAAAACACGCTACCATTGGCGATGGGACAAAGACAATCCTATGCTCAGGAGGTGGCGTTATGCCAGCCGATTCATACAATCCCTTTATGGCAATACGCATTTGTGCTCTGTCATGGTCGTCCATAGGCTTTGTGGACATTGCATTAGCAATCCACTTATCACGCCATGCATCGAGTTGTTCTTTATGTTCTGGGTGGTCTTTGAATGAGTATTTTTTAGACATAGTAATTTCCCTTTGGTTGGTGGTTAGTATGTAATCTTAACGTGCGGCACTTCGCCGTTCGGTGCGTAGGCTTGGTATACCGTTAGCAATTGCCGTTTGGTTTCTAACGAGAGTGATTCATGCTCCATAAGCCATATCTGATAATCACCCACTGCGGCGTTGGTAACATAGCGCACCAACTCTTTAACCTTATCCTGAAACGCAGAAGTTGCGTCTATGGTGGTAATGTCGTTCATAGTTTAGTTCCCTTGTTATTTGTACACGAACCCTAAAACTATAAATTCCACTTGTCAAATAGAAAATTATAGTATTTTATAGTTTTTATGACAGACATCATCCTGCGCGATTACCAGACTGACTTAGTAGAGGCTGTGAGAGCCAGTTACGGCGCGGGTTATCGCAGTGTGTGTATGGTTGCAAGTACCGGATTCGGAAAAACGGTCTGCTTTATATACATCACCAACAACGCCACACTGAAGGGCAAACGCACACTTATTATTGCACACAGGCGCAAACTGGTGACGCAAACTGCGGAGTATATCAGTAGTCCGTTTTCCTACATCATGGCAGGGCGTGAGTATAACCCTGATGTATTGATTCAGGTTGCCAGCATACAAACGCTGGTACGCAGGCTTGATACGCTGGATTTCACCCCTGATTTCATCATTGCAGACGAGGGGCATCTAGCGGCATCAGATTCATATAAGCGTGTGTATGAGCGTTTTCCACAGGCTAGGCGGCTGATAGTCACCGCAACGCCGGAACTGTTTTCTGGGCGCGGTATGCGCGAGATATGCGACTCTATGGTGGTTGGCATCGGCATGAAAGAGCTGATACGGCGAGGCAGTTTGGTCAAAACACGCGTTATTGCACCCCCGATTGTGGACGTATCTGGTGTGGCAACGGTAAACGGTGACTATGATGCAGAGGCAGTGGCAGCGATTATTGAGAGGCCAACGATACACGGGAATATATTGCAAACGTACCGTGAGTGGGCATTGGATAGGGTTACGCTGGCATTTTGCAACACGGTGGCGGAATCCATACGCATGGCGGCATTATTCAATGCGAACGGCATAGCGGCAGAATCACTCGACGCAAACAGTGATGATGATTGGAAGGAAGCGGTATTGGAACGGCTAGAGGGTGGCGATATAGCCGTGCTGTTTAATTGTGCGCTATACATCGAGGGATTGGATATACCCGCGATAAACTGCATCATAGACTTGGCAGCGACACATCGCGTTACACGGTACTTGCAGAAAATAGGGCGTGGCACAAGGCCAGCAGACGGTAAGGTGGATAACCTGTATATTGATACCACTGGTAACTGGCTGCGTCACGGTATGCCAGCGCAAGATAGGGATTGGACGCTTGATGGTATGGTGCGCCGTAAGAAAGTGGAAGAACACCCCGATAACCTTACCATAAGGCAATGCCCTGCGTGTTATGCTGTGTTTGAAACAGCCGAGCACTGCCCTGAATGCGGCGTGATAATTCCCGTGAAACAGCGTAAGATTAAAACAAAAGACGGGTGGCTAACTGAGATAGAAATTGAAGAAATTGATTTAAAAAAGCGCAATGATAAAATGGAGGAGTGGAAAGCCGTAACAATGGGCGACTGGCTGGCAATAGCCGGGAAACGCGGGTATGCTAAAGGGTGGGCTTACATGAGGTATAACTTGAAAAAAGGGAAGAAAAAATGATTAAAGATTTTATTAATGAGAAACGATTCAAAGGTGAGAAATTAGTTCCTTATTTGGGAATTGATGCAACGGCGGCAAGTCTGCATGTGGGGCATTTAATACCTCTTTTGGCTATATCAAAATATGAAACGCCTTACATTCTGGTGGGGACAGAAACTGCTATGATAGGCGACCCGACCGGAAAGACCGAGCAACGTCAAAAACTTGATATGAGTATTGTTTCTTCTAATCGTGATAGCATTATCGCGCAAGTTCGGAAACTTATACCTTCTGCAAATATCGTGGAAAATTCGCCATTAAACCTTAATGAAATTTCTGATTTTATTTCTATAAATAAATTGATAAAATATCAGATATTTGCTAATCGCTTAGCTGATGGCAATAATTTATCATTATCTGAAATGATTTATCCTGTGCGCCAAGCAAATGATTTCCTGAATCTTAACCGTAAATATGGTGTTAATCTGCAAGTTGGTGGTTCCGACCAATACACCAACATACTTGCTGGTATTGATTTAATCCGCGCGATTGATAAGGTTAATGTATTTGGGAAAACAACACATTTATTAAATGCAAAATCAGGAAAAAAAATAAGCAAAAGTGAAGGTGGTGCAGTTTATCTAACAGATGACCCATTCAAAGTGTGGCACTTTTTCAGGAACATAAAAGATACAGATTTACCCATTTTTGGTGGAGATATACCTATTGATGCAGAGTTAATTAACCAAACAAAAGTAGAAATTGCTGGAAAAATGGTTTCATGGTATTTTGGCGAAGATATTGCTACCCAATGTGAGTTAATGGCTAAAATTATTTATAAATGATAAGGAGGCTATTTGAATGCCATACGAAAGACCGCAGCAAACACAAGAGCAGTTAGAAACCGAGCGACTCACCAACGAGAAGTTGCTTGAGCAGGCAAACATCAACGCACGAGAATTATTGAAGCGGTATGAAAGAAAGTAGCGTACTCAAACGGGTTTGGGTTGAAGCGTCAAAGCAGGGGTATAAGCTATTCCGCAATCAGGTTGGGTTATATAAGTTGGCAGACGGGCGCGTAATACGCTCAGGTTTGTGTGTCGGCAGTAGTGATTTAATTGGCTGGAAAAAAGTCCGTATCATGCAGGATATGGTTGGTATGGATATATGCCAGTTTGCTGCAATAGAGTGCAAGTCAGAAAAAGGCCGATTATCCCCAGAACAAGAGAAGTTTTTACACGCTGTATTGCTTGCTGGCGGCATTGGTAAAGTAGTTAAAAGCGTGGATGATTTGTAATCAAAATGTCCGGTTTGGCATGGCAGGGATATGACTAAGCACAGAAGCCCCACCATGCACTAAGCTGTAGGGATTACCTACATCACGCCTTGCGGCGGTAGTAATAAAGAGGCGGCAATTTTAGCATTGCTAAAAGGCTTGCCGCCTACTATGCCGACTAGGTTCTCCCAGTCCTAAGCGTGGACAGTATAGCATTAATCGCGTATGACGGCAATTGCTGCTTTCATGCGCTCATAAAGCGGGATAGGCATAGTTGCCTTATCGCTATAAATCACATTGCATCTCATAGTCATGAGTAGATTCTCTACTTCACTTTCGACAGATTGCTGCTTACACGATTCATAATAGCTAACAAATGTCCGCAGCCTATCCTCATGCTCTTTGTAGAACGGTGAGTAGGGTGCGTTATCGGCTATAGCCTGTTCAAATGCTTTGTTGTTTGTGAAATCAGTCATGCATTCCCCTCTAGTGCTTGTTTCGCTAATTTGCCCTTATCATCTTCAACTGGCGCTTTCTCATAGATTGGGTTGCCCCTATAGCTTGCCTTACAAAAGGATTTATAGTTTTTGTCATCCGCATAAAACTTCAACGCCTCCCTCAGCCGCTTATTCTCAGCGCGGAGTTTATAAATCTCCGGTATTATGTAGCAAACACACTCCTCTGGTGAGCGAGCGCAACAGGTGCAACCCTGTCCTTGTATGTAACTCATAACCCCTCCACCTTCTGCTTGCGCTTCTCTATCTCGTGGGCTTTGGCGGCTTGCCAGCCAGCATCAAAAAGCATGGAAGCATAATTACCGTTTGGACAATATTCTATAGGATAAAAATTTTCACGTTTGTGAAATTCCTCAAAAGCCTTTTGCTCGTCAGTCATTTTTGATTTTCTCCCATTCTGCTATTGCGCATTTAAGTGCATATCTCAGTTCATTATCACCGGGCATATAGGTGGTTCTATAAGCCTCTTTTTTGAACATCTTTAAGGATTTCTCCAAACGTTTTTCATATCCTTTAAAACAGCGTCGCGTGATTTGTGACTTCTGCATGGCCGCGATAGCATCCGGCAAGTCATAGGCAAGAATATCGAGTAAACGTATTTCCTGTTCTTCTGTTGCCTCTTTATCAGGTATGCGCGCAATAACTTTGCCAGCTAGTTGATAAGCCTCATTTAAAAGAACTTCAGCATTTTTTATAATCTCAAAATAAGTCATTTGCGTTTGCTCCGTATCGGTTGATGTTGTCCTTCAATTCTTCAATGCTCACTGGCGTTAAATTAATCTGCTCGGCAGATACGCATATATAGCGTTTATCTGGCAGTGTGTCGGTATGCGTATGCCCATGAATATTATATCTCCACCGTTCAAACTGACCTTTATGCACAGGAATGTGTGTAAGGATAAAATCCTCACCCATACCAATAGCCCCATAGAGCTTTTCAAAATACTTTAAATATTTAGCGGTAGGGTAGGTGTCATGGTTGCCCATAACAAGCTTCTTTCTGCCATTTAAGCGCCCCGCTATGGCAAGATTACGACTACCAAAGCAGAAATCACCTAAATGCCACACCAAATCCTGCTTACGCACCACGCTATTCCAACGCTTCACCAGTTCTTCGTCATGCTGTTCAATAGTAGCAAACGGACGAAACACCTTTGTTGCCTCAAAGGTGATGATACCCTTGTGTCCAAAATGTGTATCACCAATGAAAAACGTGTTGCTCATACAACCCACCCGCACGCCCAGAGTAATATGATGAGGCTAATCATTGGATGTGACTTTCTTTGACTTCGGTATTTTTACCGAAACACGCTTCACTATGTGGCCGTCAGGACAAAATTCTTCTGCAAAATTCTTGTGCCAAAACAAATGAACGCGATAATCTATGATGGATAATTCGTCCCCGTCACATATTGCATAAGCATACTGCGCCATTACTCACCGCCCCTGAACACACCGTCATTGAACTCACCGTTATTGAACTCACCGTCATTGAACACACCGCCCCTGAACACACCGCCCCTGAACACACCGCCCCTGAACACACCGCCCCTGAACACACCGCCCCTGAACACACCGCCCCAGAACACACCGCCCCAGAACACACCGCCCCTGAACTCACCGTCATTGAACTCACCGTCATTGAACTCACCGTCATTGAACACACCGTTATTGAACTCACCGTTATTGAACACACCGCCCCTGAACACACCGCCCCTGAACACACCG